AGTTGCCGGTCATGGATACGTCCTTGAACGAGAACGAACCTGAGTTCTTCTCTTTGCCGGCGAGGAAGTCTTGGAACTTGGGAGAATCGTACATTGCGTCGAACTTCTCGTTGTACTTGGCAGCGAAATCGCCACCAACGCCATACTTCTTCATTTTGTCCATTGCAGCAGCAACGCTCTTGACTTGCTCTACGAGAGCTGCGTTCTCGCTCTTGAGCTTTTCAAGTTCTTCGCTATTGAGGCTCTTGAGGCCGTCAATTGCTGACTTGAGAGCCTCACTGTCGGTCAGACCCTCGATTGACTTGTTGATGGCATTGGTCAGACCGCCCACCATTGCGCCGATGAAAGCAGATTGCTCATCGTTAAGACCCTTGGTCTGTACGCCCAAGATGTCTTGTACTTCTTTTTCGGTTAATTTAGCCATGACTAAAAAAAATTATTTGTGAGAAATTGAATTGTTGAGTTGAGCCCAGAATGAGGGCGAGGGTACTTCGGGGTTCTCCTTTTTGGTGGTGTCCCCTTCAGCGTTGTTCTTCTCCTCTGACGAGGTTTCTGAGGTAGTAGTCGTGTCATCAGCAATCAATGCGTTGCTGCGATAGACACGAGACCAGCAATGAGGACAGCGAACATAGTTCAGCAGATCGGTGATGCTCTTTTCGGAGAGCGTTGTCTTATCACCCTTGAAGGAGTCAATAATGGCAATCACCGCATCTCGCACATCGGGCTTTAGCTTGTCAAGCTCGGTAGCAACTATGCCATGCGCCATCCATGTGATATATTGCGCTGCGTAATCCTGCACCTCGCTTGAAAACGTATGCTCTGCCTGTGCGTCATAGTCGAACTGCTCGCCACAACAGGGGCACGTTACTATCGCACCGCCGTTGAGTGATTTGATTAGAGTGTCGAGAGTCATATCGTATTGTTTTAAGCGCTCATCGGAATATCCGTGCATCTTGAATGCGCCACGGACAAACTCTATGGCATCTCTTACTTGGTCAGCAGTGGCACTCTTGAGCCCTACAAGATAGGTGTTGGGGTTCGCGCCCCAGCCTGTAAGCGTAGAGTATTCGAGCATCTTCCACTTCGTCACTTTGCGTCGGTCATTTGCATCGCGAGCCAATGCCTTGACTCCGATTGAGTGTTCCAACGTTCTGCCGGCTTCAGCAAATAGCTTGTAGTCGTTGTAAACGTCCCTGCCAATCTGCTTGTCAAGGTTAATCTTGCCGACCATAATCACGTTGTCCTCTTTCTCTTCGCCTGAAAGAGGTACACCGAGCAATTGCCGGCTGTCGTGGTTCAAGAACCAGCGCATTCTTCCGATATCATTCTTGAGTGTGTCAACGAATGACCCCGGCATTGAGATGTCGTGCTGCACGTCCTCAATGCCTATACCGTTCACTCCTACGGTGACGATACCTTTCTCATTTACGTCAATTGCCTTCGTCTCGTACTGAAGGCTCTTCACTTGTTCGTTCATCTCCTGTTGAGGGTTTAGCGTTATTAGAGTTATTTGATAAAATCGAATTGACTTGCTGTAATTCGTCGGGAGTCATTTGGAATTTGAGCTTACCAAACAGAGGTATCTCTTCTGCCAACTGGCTCTCGTGCATCTGTGCGCGAATGTCATCCAACGTCATCAGACCCGCATTGAACTGCACAAGGCAACGCTCAAGGCGAAGTTTCTTGACTTCTTCCGTTTCCTTCAAGCCTTTCTGCAAGCAATCTACATCGCTGAAATCGCAGTCAATGTACAAGCCTTTCTCTTCGAGACCGAGGAAACGTGTTACATCCTGACAGAATTGTTTAGCCATCGGAATGATGACTGAGGTATATACATCCTTCTGTGCGCCTATCTGGTTGTCGTAGGTGGATTTGTCCTTACGAGGCACGAGGTCGGAAGGAATGCCGAACACACTTGCTACCTTGATAGCATCCTCAAGTGTCTCCTCGAATGGCTGCAACTCTGATATTGAGAGGTTGGTGCGCACAAACGAGATAGGCACATCCGTTATGCCGTAGGGCATCTTGTCCGCTCCAAGACCATAGTTGCGGTCAATCTCCTCACGCAGCTCTTTCTTCTCCTTCGGTTCAAGAGCGATAGTACCCGTCTGGTCGCTCTTGTTTGACACGATGAAGCCAAGACCGCCACGCTTTACATAAATCACGTTGCGAGCCTCGTAAACAGCGATGAGGTTGGAAATAGGTTTGAGCACCGACATCAGACGGCTCTTTGCTTTGAGGAAGCCGTGACCGATAACAACACTTGGCAATCCGTCTCTATCGTGCCATATCTGATGTTGAGGGATTGTGAGTCCTGAATATGCGCCAAGGTCAAAGGTGTAGCCCTTGATAAGTTCCTCTTTGGTAGCAATACCGAACACCGGCACTCCGAAGCTGTATTGCACCGGAACGACCTGTACCAAATCGGCAGGCAGCTCCCAGTAGTTATCACACCATTGACAGATTAGCGCATCAGGTGTCAGTGTTTCGGGCATAGATGCTCGCATGAAGGCATTGCCTGTTACGAGCTTGTTCACGAAATGCTGATAGACTATCTCTCGCCATGTCATTACAGGGTTCGGCTGCTGAAGAATTTGTGCCAAGTTTCGGCGATCACACCACACGATACTATCGTCTTTGACACGCTTGAGGTCATAATGACCTTCACTGATACGCTTGGCAATGTAATCTATGGGCCAGAACACCTCGGGAACGGAGCGGAACAACTCCATGAAGTTTGTTCCGCAGACACGAGGCTGCACGAGACTGTCTATTTGGGCAAGTACCTGATTGTACCGCCATGCATCGGCAACGTGAGGCTCATCAGCAGTTGTGACGGTTGTCACCTCCGCTGACGTTGCAGATTTAGTTTTGAATAGTCTATCTAAAAAGTTCATACGTTGCTCTTTTTAGAGCAAAGAAAAATCAATTTAGATTTGCTTTTCCAAAATCACGAAAAAACCGATTTTACATTAGTTTGGCTTAGATATGCTAACTTACGTTATAATAGATAGTTAGACGGCCGTAACGCTTGAAAACGATTTTACGACAAACTGCACAAAGCCACTCAAAACGGCACTCGCCTCTATTGTATCGTTATCCTTGTTGTAGTCAAACAGATTGGTCATGAACTGGCTATACTCATCATCATCGTCAATCATCTGCTCGTTGAACAGTATGCTGTTGCGTACGAAGTCGGATGTGGCTGCAATACGCCTATCAAGGTCTGCACTCTCTTGCATCACTCGCACACCACTGACACTCTTACGCAGCTCTCTAACGAAAGCGAAGTATGATTGCGGGCATTCGATTATGGTGCGCTCGCTTCCGATGTCAACAAGCACCTGCTTTATCTCCTCGGTTGATGAGGTCTCTCGGAACGCTACATCAAGTATATGCCACTTATCACCACACTGCTTGCCGTGGACCATGACGAACTTACCTTTGACGTATGGCATGGTATAGACAACCTCGTTGGCATAGACACACTCAGTATCCGGATTGTAGAAATGGATAGCCCCGTCTTTGGCATAGAGGTTGCGCTTACGGCGATTGCTGAACGATGAGAACTCCTCTTTGAGAACATCGCATACCACATAGCGGAACGTATCAGACAAGTGTCCGTGCTCCTCATAGGTCTGCATCGTGGTCTTGTTCTTGACCTTAGTTTTGAGAATTGCGCCGTTCACGTCTTTCTGCACGCTCATGTAGTCCTCAATCGAAATCTTGCACTCCTCGCCAATGGTGATGTCTATGCCGGGAATAATACCCTCGAATATCGCATTGATGAACTCACCCGACATCGGCACACTCGGGTTGCGTTTGCCTACGCAGTCAACGACCTCAATACCTTCTTTCTGCAATGTATCTATGAACAGGTCAAGGAATGATCGCTTTTCCTCATCAATGGTATTGGCTGCTCGTGTCGAGGCATCGCCATGAAGATAGACCTTATCATCATAGCCAAGATTGTTGAGGTATTTAGCCACGAGCTTTGCAGTCTTGCGCACTGTGTTGTTTGGAGTCTCGCCAAGCGTTTCGCCTATCTGCCAGATGTGAGTGCCATTGTCTGTGTGTACTTGCCAATATGATACGGATATGTATGGCAGCACGTTATTGTCGACGGATATGTGTATAGGTAGTGTGGCATCGTATGATGACTGCTTGGTGTGATTGCCTCGGTTGAATGATGCGAAGAACTCAGAACCGGTGCGAATGATGCCCCACTCGCCGAGTGCATAGATGTTGTAATAGTCGGGGTCGGTGATGCGGTCTTGCTCGAATGTGGCAATACACTGCTCATCGTAGTAGCCATACGTTCCATCAGGCGAGCCTACCACCCAAAAGTTATTGAGGTAGGTGGTCTGTATGACAACAGTATCGGGAGCATGGTCTTCAATCTCGCCTGTGCGTGGGTTGAGTATTTGCTTAACATCATTCATGCGGATAGACTTGACTTTCGTCAGTTCTGCCGGTACTGGCTGCCCTGCAAGCACAACATCCATCGGTACTTCGTGCCACTTCTCTATGTCGAATACGTCTTTCTTAATCCAGTGTGTCTCCTTGATAGGGTTGAACGTTGTAATGATTTGCTGACCAACCTTGCCACGCAGACGAAGGCGTACTTGCTTGTAGTCCTCTTTCTCGAACTCTGACCACTCATCAAGCACGACACGCTTGTAGTTACTGATACCCTTTATTTTCTCGGAGTCATCCAATCCGCTAAAGTCAATCTTTGCTCCGTTGCTCAAGCATTCTATCTGCTTAAACTTGTACTTAAAGATGTCGTATATACATAGCTGTTTGGCTGCAACCTTGAAATCTTCATAGATTGTCTTGATGATACTCGCTCCAACCTTACGCATCACAAGTGTATTCTCGCCATCGTAGAGCGTGAAGATGAGTATCAGCTGAGCGACACTATATGATTTGCCCGATGATGAACCACCGTACAAGATTATCCTACGAATTGCCGTGTCTTGGAGCAACTTCATAAGATGAAAGCCGAGAGGGTTGAGTTTCTTAAAGTTGATATTCATTAATTTTCAGTTTTCGGGCGTTTTCGTGTCATTTTGCTACTTTTCTCAGTATTCACCTATTGGGCAAAGTTTACAAAATGTCAGTTTTCTCCTTGCATTACATTTTGTCAGTTTTCGTCATCGTCATATCCGATGCGCAATTCTCCGATTACGTTACTCTTTGAGTTGAGGTTGATGTCTTTGGCTGATGCGTAACCGAGAACCTCTATCAGTCGCTTCTTGGCGGCATCCTTATCTACATCGGGAACCAATCGCCGACCGCGTTGCACGAACTTCAGGTACTTGCGAACGCTCTTGGGTATTTCGTGTAGGTAGCGCATTCGCCATTGATGCGTTTTCTCGTCCTCGATCCATAGGTCTAAGGGGTCTAATCGCAGGATTGACACGTCTTCGCTGATGATTTCTTCACGCGATATTGTGAGCAGTCGCGCTTGTTCTTCGCGTAGCTCCTCTATCCTTAGTGCTATCTTAGCGTCTTTTGCCAGCTTAGACGCATTCACATAATGGACTTCGGCACGCGTCTCATTCTTGCAGTTATACGCCTTTCTGTACGCTTCAACGAGTATTCCTTTCGGGTTGTTGCCATACGCATCTACCACATATTGGCAGAAGGCTTCCTGTTGAGGCGTTAAGCCGTATTTGTTCTTTACTCTTGCCATAGTAGTTTGTTATATTTAGTTTCGATGATATGTCGCAATTTGCGATATGTTGCGATTAATTGTTATTGCTTTTGCTCAAGCGCTCTTGTTAGAATGAGGGGCAAGGTTGTCAGATAATGACAAATGGGTATTGTTATACTACTTTGTCTTTAACCCGCCCCTCAAAAAAATTCTGCCAAAGCTTGAAATTTGCCCCAAATAGGGGCTTGTGAGACCTCTATTCGGGACTTTTTCGTTAGCGTGAGGTGCGCTCCGTCTTTACAGCATATGCCGGGATGCGCATTTTATCCTTAACATAGGGCGTTTGGAGCATTGACAAATGTACGCCGACATCCGCTGATGTGTATTGCAAAGGTAACGTATAAATCTTGTCATCAACACTTTGCGCCATATTATCGAATTCGACTCTTTTGTCAACCAACTCAATATCAAGCGTTTTATGCTTCCACACGCAACGAGCGAAATCAAAGGTTGACAGTGCGAGAGGATTGGCGATGTTGACAAGCTTTGTTTCTTCCATTAGGTAGGCTTGAAACAATCCGTCACAGACATCACCGATGTAGGTGAAGTGGCGGATGTTGCCACCGAGATTAACGAGCTGCACTTTGTCTTGGGTCAATAAATACCAAAGAAGAGTA